CGCTCGTGTGTAATAACAACACGGTTCTGGCTGTCAACACTTGCAACTACGTTATCAAATCCTGCTGCGTTGATTGCACTTGCAATCGCATCAGCGTCGTCTGAGTTACCGTTTGCTGCTACAACAACATTTACGTCTGCAGAATATGTCTGCTGACCTAGCTTAGTCTCACTGATTGTTACTGTGTAACTCTGTGCCGAAAGCTGATCACTAACTGCGTTACTTGTAACAGTCGTTGCGCCAACAGCCGCTCTAGAATAAATTCTGAATTCGCCTTCTGCTGGGTCTCTGTTTTCTGAGTTGTAACGAACATACGTTGTGCCTGCTGCAAGGTTAATACCACCGCCTGCGCGATCAAGAGCATATAGAGCAGTTGCGTTGTTTGCGTACAACGGTGCATCAACTGTGTCAAACAGTTCTACTTCGCTGTTCCAACGGAAGTATCTCCAACGTGCGCCTAGGTTAGGCTCAGTAGTCTTCAACCAAACACTACCTGATGGACGATCTTCGTCCGCTGTCTTAAACAGAGGTACGCTAGTGTGTGGGCTAACTTGTGTTGCTGGTGCTGAATATGTACCAGTTGGGATATTCAACTTAGACTCAACTAGCAAGTCTGTGTCGTTACCAAGTGTAACTTCTTCTGCTACAGATCCGTCGTTAAACAATGCTACACGGCCGTTGTCGTTTTCTGCAGAAACACCCAAGCTACCTGCTGCTGTATTAATAGCAGTAATATGTGCGTCTAAGTCGCCGCCTGACACTTCGTCAACAGTTACCGTAGTTCCGCCTACAGTGATATCGAAGCTGCCGTTGCCGCCGCCTACTGCTGCGCCACTGTCAATTGCTCCGCCTGTTAGGAAAGGAATGCTGCTCTTCCATTGTGGGCTGCCTACTACTACCCATTCGTTGTCGCTGGTCTTGTAGTAGATTGTGATTTTCTTAGTTGTTGCTTTAACAGCATACTGACCAATTGCACCAACACTTGTTTTTGGAGCAGCTGATGCCTGCCCGCCAACTAGTTGGGTTGAGTCAGTGATAACAATCGGAGTCTGAACAGTAAATGACTGGCCGCCAGTTACGTTTGCAGGCTCGCCGTTCCACTCAAAGATACCCCACTGGGTGATTTGAGTGTCTAACCAGTTAGTACCATTGTCTGGATTTGCGCCTGGCTCTGATGCTTGCGGCTGAAGTGCGCCTAAGTCAATAGGAGCTCTTGTAACATAAACTCTGCTGCTAACACCTAGCAAAGAATAAGCTGCCTGAAGACCGTACTCGTTGAGTTCGCCACCGTTAATTGGGTTGTTGTTTGCGTCAGTGTAGAATAGTGGATCACCAAAAGTTTCTACAAGCTCACGCTGTGATGTAAGCAAGTATGGGTTACCTGCGTTAGCTGCCAGTGTACCTGGAGCAATTCCTGTGCCGCTGCCGTTTGTTTTGTTCTGAGCAGAAGCAACAAATATCATTGGGACGGTGCCCGGCGCTGCCGGCGTGTAAAACGATTCATCAATTACATTGACTTCTACACCTGGTGATACTAATGCCATTTTTATTTCTCCTTTGAGCGGTAATTCCGTTATTTCCGTTATTAGTATTTAGCGGATAAACAGTAAAATACCCGTGTAATCGCAGGAGAAAAGGGGTGGAAAAGGCGCTAAATATACGACTATGCGACCTTTATGTAAAACATGCCGAAGAAAGCCATGTGCAGTGAACTATTATAAGAACGGAACTCCTTATTATCGTTCAAAGTGCGAATCTTGCTCAAGAGCCAAAGCAAATGGTAGGGCACCACGATGGTTTTATAGAGGGTATAAAAAGAAGGACTTCTGTGAGAAGTGTGGGTACAAGAGTAGGCATCCTGAACAGTTCGATGTGTATCATGTAGACGGCGATTTAGAAAACTGCCGTCCAAATAACTTAAAAACTGTCTGCGCAAACTGCCAACGTATTCTACAAAAAACAGGTGTACAGTGGCGACAGGGCGATTTAACGCCCGATCATTGACGGGTTGTAAGTACGTCTATTGCGTGGTATCCTAAGTCCTTGACTAACAGATAGTCCATTAAGTCTCGAGTATTATGCTGTGTCTCTTTTAACGAACCATTATTGTCAATTACAAAGTCAGCCATCCAAGGCTCAAGAGTCATGCTCGACTTGTCTTCGGGTGGTAAGTGGTCTGATCTATCAACCCAAATCACGTAATCAAACACGCCTTGGTTTTTCATAGCGTGGAATTCACGCTTGTGCCGTAAGCCGCAATAGATATCGTTTTCTGCATACAGCTCTTTGCCCAAGCGAGCAGGATCGTCCTTGTTATAAGTGGCTATCAGATGATACCATGTATCTCTATAATTGACACGATCTTCTAAACACTCTTCTACTGTTTTGTAACCGTGGATGTCTTTCATCTTATTAAAGATGAATTTGCGAGCAGCAAAGTGACTGCTTGACTCGTATGCAAGTTTGTACTTGTTGACAATATATTCGCACACAGTATCTTTGCCATGTCGTGCGTGGCCAATTATCATAAATTTAGGTGGGATTACCAAAGTCTGTCTCCTATTTTCTTACAGTATACAGTAAGATATAGAAGACGTCAACCAGTTTATCCTATCAGGAAGGAGTAGCCAACGCCACCGCCGACTTGTTCAATAACGTCTTTCTCTAGCTTTTCCATTTCCGCTTGAGCTTCTGCTTTTAGGGTGTCGCCGTTTAGTGAGGTGCCGCCTTGTGGTCCTGCAATGGTAGCAAACTTAGAGCGTGCTTCGCCTAGCATATACTTACAGGCAGCGAGCGTGTAATCTTTGATCCACTGACTTGCAAGGTAGTCTGCTAACAGCTGGCTGTCTGGACGATAGTTATATGCTTCTATAAGAACTTCTTCAGTGCCTGCCCTCGGGCGTTGTAACAGCACTAACTTCTTTGTTGTTGAGTTCCATGTAAATTCAATAAACGAACCAAACATTCTACCAACAAGCTCTTGGTGTTGTGCGAAGAAATCGTATGTAGCAAGACCGCCTAGCTGCGACGACCCACTAAGGAGATACGTATTTGTGTATGCAAGGTTGAACGGTTCAAACACACTGCCTGCTCCACCGCCACCAGAACGAGAGCCAACGCCCCTGCGATATATTTTACGAACTTCTATTACCTCTTTAGGAAGAATGTAATCGTTCTTGTCTATTACAAGAGGAAGGAAGAGATATGACTCTTCTACTGCATGATCCGACCGTTGTCTAAACTTTGTTAACGCTTTTGTAAGTGCTGTTTCGTAATGAATCGGATCAAGTTCGACATCAACCATGCCACCGCCTAAAAAGGCTTTCACATAGTCAAATACTTCTTGTTTCTGTTGTACTAATTGGTCTTGCATTGATGTATCTGTCATAGAAGTTCTCCTACAGTATTTATCTTACAACAAGACTTACGATAAATACATTACAACTAAGGTTAACATAAAAATGCCAAGACTCAGCTTATACAAACCAACGCGCGGAAATGATTACTATTTCTTAGACAAGATAATCTATGAATCATTTACTGTAGGCGGAACAGATATACTGGTACACAAATATATAGGTACCGACGACGGAGAGGTTGTCAAGGACCATACGCAGATTCAAGACTTGCTGTTCTTAGAAAACAGGGACAGGAAATACGACAACGACATCTACCGTCTACGAGGCATCTACAACGTACAAGATATCGACTTTGACTTATCACAGTTTGGTTTATTCCTTAGTAACGACACACTTTTTATGACTATTCATATCACAAGTTCGGTTAAAACACTTGGACGAAAGATTATGAGTGGAGATGTTATCGAACTTCCTCACTTAGAAGATGAATATGCTGCGAACGATTATAAGACTGCGCTCAAGCGTTTTTACGTGGTTGAGGACGTTAACAGAGCTGCTGAAGGCTTTACACCTACGTGGTACCCGCATCTATACAGAATTAAGATGAAACAGCTAACAGACACACAAGAGTTCTCAGATATCCTTAACAAGCCAGAGGACGAGGACCTCTTTGAAGGCGAATACGACCCTGACAAAACGTATGCAGTGGGTCAAGTAGTGAGATACAAAGGCGTACTATACGAAGTCACCAATGAGACAAATGGAAACCTTCCTACGAACACAGATTTCTGGCAGGGCTACGGTGAAAACACACTAAGAGACTTGCTAAGTACCTACGAAAGAGAGATGCAGATTAGCAACGGTGTGGTTGCAGAAGCTGAAGAAGATGTTCCGCAGAGCGGATTTGACGTTTCACATCTTTATACTGTTGCACTAAACGAAGACGGAAGTGTTGAATTACAGACTGTTGACGAAACAGAGATTGATACAAGCGCGTTCACTGTAACTACTGACGGTGTGTACGGTAAACCCAACAGATTAGGTTACGAAGGCTATTTGATTACTGATGCTAATGCACCGAACGGTGAAGCATTTGGTATGGGTATACACTTCCCCGAAGACAATGTTGAAGGTGATTACTTCTTACGAACCGATTTTATTCCAAACAGGATGTTCCAGTTCACTGGTAACAGATGGAAGAAGATTTACGACGATGTTAGAATGACAATGACAAACGGTTCGGACAGACAAACACAGCAAGGTACGTTCATCAACAACGACAACACAACAACAGTAGCAGGCGAGACATTCCCAGAGAAGCAGAGCTTGTCTAAGGCGTTAAAGCCAAGAGCTGACAATTAATAACGGAGAATAGATTGGATTTCTTTTACGACGGGCAAATAAGACGATACCTTACTCAAACTATTAGGTTACTGAGTAATTTCTCTGTACAAGACGCTAATGGCAATTTACGGCAAATTCCTGTTATGTACGGTGACTTAACTCGACAGGTATCTAACATTATTAGAGACAATTCGGAGAACAAGGTTCCAAGTGCACCGAGAATGGCAGTATATATGACTGCGTTAGAAATGGATCGTACTAGAACTAGAGACAGGACATTAGTTAGTAAAGTCAGTGTTCGAGAACGTGCGTTTGACGAAAATAATCAAGAGTACTTGAACACACAAGGACAGAACTACACCGTTGAACGACTAATGCCAAGTCCTTATATTCTACGAGTGAATGCAGATATATGGGCTTCAAATACTCAGCAAAAATTACAGATACTTGAGCAGATATTAGCTCTGTTCAATCCGTCACTTGAGATACAAACAACAGACAACTTCATCGACTGGACTAGCCTTTCTGTAGTTAACCTTGATAACATTGTCGTTAGTTCTCGTTCAATACCAGTAGGCGTTGACAGCGAGATTGACGTTGCGACGTTAACGTTTAGTATGCCTATATGGATCTCATCTCCAGTTAAGGTTAAGAAGCTAGGCGTTGTGCAGAAGATTATCAACAGCATCTACGACGAATCAAAAGGAAGTGTAGAACTTGGAATCAGCGGACCCGAGTTAGCAGCGTGGGCAGATACTGCGCCGCCTGCTGAAGTCACAGGAACGTTAGACGAGAATATAGACGGAACAGAAACTCGTACTGATACAGATATTACTCGTAATAACAGAACCGTGGTTACCACAACTTACAAAGATTATGGTATCTTTGTAAACGGGGATCAAGCAGAAGTTATTGACGGGCAAAGTGTTGGCACAGTAAACTGGGAAGCGTTGTTTGAAGCATATCCTGGCACATATCAAGCCGGTTCTAGCAGAATCTTTTTACAGTCTCCTGATACAAGCAATTATATTGTGGGAACTATTGCACTAGACGAGTACGACCCTACTAAGGTTAACATTGACTGGGACAGTGACACTATCCCGGAAGATACTATTATTGAAGGACGTACAAATATTGATTACATCATCGACCCTACAAGGTTTAACCCTACACAGGTTAAGAGTCCAGGATTACGTCTACTGTTGTTAGGCGATATTGGTGATGTAAACAACGTCGACGGCGCCGACGCTTGGAAGAATCAAGACGGAACTGACTTTGTAGCAAGCGAAAATGATATCATTGAATGGAATACTAATCCTACTTCAGGACTACTTGAATGGCGCATTGTGTTTGATGCCAGCAACGAGACTGAAACAGTTTATACTAGTAATTTGAATACTGGTTTCCAATACAAATGGACAGGCGATTACTGGATCAAAAGCTGGGAAGGCGAATATGCCAAAGGCGCATGGCGTCTTGATCTATTCAGCTAATTATTAGTATGGACAAAATAGTTTGCAGTGGTGCGCTGTTTTACGCACTTGACACAAGAAGATTTCTATTCATTCATCGCACACAAGGCCGGCACAAGAACCAGTGGGGACTTGTAGGCGGGACTAACGAAGGTCCTGAGACTCCGTGGCAGGGATTGCAGCGAGAAATTCAAGAAGAAATCGGTGACGTGGAAATCATCAAAACTATGCCTCTTGAGAGTTTTGTCTCAAACGACGAGCACTTTCATTTCCATACTTACTTAACGCTCGTTAAAGAAGAATTTATTCCTACGTTAAATCACGAACACAACGGTTATGCTTGGGTCAGCTTCAGTAAATGGCCCAAACCCTTGCATCACGGTTTGAGGAATACATTACAAAACAAGACCATTCAAAGTAAACTTCGAACAGTCTTGCAAGTAATCGACTTATTAGAAATCGAAGGTTAACTTTCTACTAACGCTAGTTCGGTTTCGATATCAACCTTATTAATGAAGAATTCGTAGTTGAACTCGTTTCTTGTAATTAGATTCTCTGTACTAAACAAAAACACACCTTTCGGCTTGTTGTTCTTTAGAAAGACATGAGTTGTATTCTTACCATACATGTCGTATACAGGAACGTGATATGCAAAATTAAAACTAGCAATGTTTGCATAATCCTTAACCACCCAAAACATTGAAGTAGTCGCATTTTGTGCAGCTTCAAGATATTCATCATACTCGTTGAGATAGAAAATATCGTAAGGTTTCGGGTAGCTTGCGACTTCTTTTACTTCGTGGTTGTTCAAATACTGTCTACTGTTTACTTCTTCCCTTGTTAGGGGATATTCCTTAGAAAATATGCAAACACCATCATAGCTTTCGCCGTTTAAGAAAGTATGAGTGTATTTTTTCTGCCACTTTGGTACTTGATAAGAGAAATCAAACTCAGGTAAAACTTCTACATCACTTGGTACTCCCCAGAAAAAGTCTGATTTAGTATTCTCTAAAGCATAGCAGTAATCTTCATAACTGTCAATCGTAAACTTATCGTACGGTTTCGGCGCACTTGCTTGCTCGTTGATTTCTTTCTTGTTTACAAACGTACTGAAATCAAACTCGTTTTTGCTTACGACTCTTTCTTTGTTGAACAAGCAGACACCGTCATAATGCTCGCCGTTCTTAAAGACGTGAACGTACTTCTTGTCAGGGCGCGGAATCTTGTGTCTCTTGAAACTAAAGTCTTCTAACACGTCTACGTCCGGAGGGATAGACCAGAACATTTCTGTCTTAGAGTATTTCAGTGCATTAAGGTAATCGTCGTAGTCGTTGACATAAAAAATATCAAACAGCTTCGGCGAAGATGCTTTTGTCCCAACAAACTTTGTGTTTCTAAAGAACCAAAAGTCTTCCTCGTTCTTTGAAACATCGTGTTCTTTAGTTAGGAGGATAACACCGTCGTAATCTCTCGCTCCGTTTCTAAACACGTGACAGTAATCAAAACTCCAACCGTCTGGCCAATAATTGAACTTAAATCTTTCTTCAACCTTTACGTCACCTGGTACTACATACAGAAATGTAGTTTCAGACTTTTCTTGGGCGTCTTTGATATCTTCAGCGTACTTTGCATTGTATTTCTTTAGTTCAGCAGACAACGGATCTTTACCTAAGTAGAATACATCAAAGTGTTCCTTTCCTTGATACATGTCATAGAATGCTGCAATGTGTCTTTCGTGAACGTGTTCGTAGTTCTCTTTAATATCTACTGGAACTAATTGCACATCAGTCCATGATTTTACTTTGCGAATGTTATCGTAAACATGCGGAAATTGGTGCACTGCATTCTTTTTCTTTTCTGGGCGGAAGTACCAAGGAAATGTGTGAAGCACATCAATACCGTGTTTAACCAGCCATACATAACCGGTAGGAGATTGTTTACCGTGAACTTGAAAAATATGCTCAGGGTCATCTGTAAAAATAACAGGATGTTTCTTTAGAAAATGATTCTTTAATACATCCTGGCCATTATACGTGGTTGTACTATTAAAAGTCCTGTGTCTCTTGTAAAAGGAAGGCTTTTGTTCCATAGTGTGCTAACTCTCTGCTAAGATCTAAGTCAACGTATACGTTGATGTTGTTTTCGTTTGCTAGGTTGCAAAAATAAATGTCTTCGCCACTAAACGTCTTCTCGTCTTCATTCCACAAGTGAGAAAACCAAGGTTCTGGCAGGTGTTCATAAACTGAACGATGTACAAGCATACACCCCATACCTACTGCGAACACTTTCTCTAACCCTGTACCGTTTGCCACTCGTTTGTCAATGTCATTAACGTCTTTGAATGCAATACTTCTTTGTGGCTTGTGTCGGGTACTGTATGTTGCGGCAACGATGGCTTTCTTGTGACAAACTAAGTGTTCAAACGTATGATCCGGAAAATGCATATCAGAATCAAGCCACAGTATATACTCATAACCTCTTCTGATAGCATCTTTAGCCAGGCTTGTTCTCTGCTGCGGCAGCACTGAGCCTATAGTAATCATAAGTTCGTGCTTTATGTCACACCTAGTAAGACGAGAAGTAAGATTACTCAAACACTTCGCAAAGCCAACATGAACCTGGTCTCTACTAGGAACACATATCGCTACGCTCAAATCATTTCCTTAGGAATGGTATTGACTCTGAGTTCTTGCTCGGCTTCCATAGTAGCAAGGTCTGCCTTTTTAGCTTCTTTAATGGCTACCTGGACAGCCTGTTTGAACCCGTTGCCAGGTAGGTGCATCATAGCAAGAAACGTCTCTGGTTGGACTTTACCTAACGTCAGAAGATCTGCTGCGGCTGCATAC